CCTGTAGCAATCATCGTGTATCACCGGAACCTTGAAGGGTTCCTTTTTGTTTTCTAGCTAACAGTTTATCTCGATTCTGTGCAGCAATCAGTGCTAGTGGTATGCCTATGTCATTGGACAGTGCGGCACAGTACCACAACACATCCCCTATCTCACTGGCTAATTGGTCCTTCCAATCCTCTGGCAGATTCTCTGTACCGTCACGGATAATCTTCTTGACCTTATTGGCTACCTCTCCTGCCTCACCTGCCATGCCCAACGCTGGGTACAGGATACGATGGGTGTCTGGGTAGATGGCAGTCTCAACTGCTGTCTCTTGATAGGTATTAAAATCCATCCTATATTTCTCCTTCATCCAGTTGTTAGCTTGCGTTTCTAAGTCCATCAGTATCACCCTTAAATGCTTTGATTACATCTGAAGAGAATAACTTTTGCAGGTTTAGTAAGTACATTCTTGCTGCATTGTTATCACCGCCAGATACACTACGCTTCTTGTCGAGGTTGTCAATGATTCGCCTCAGTGAGGTAGTATCGAAGACAATTGTTGCAAAAGTCTCATCACCAATGCATAGGTTGTGGAACCAGTAATCCGATTCCGTAGCGTTAATGCCACTTGGCTTACCATAACATTCGTATTCAATCGCAATATTTCCTGTCTTTTGCCATACATCTCTTTCACTTTTCACCTCTATCTTTTTATCCTGTAGCATGTCAGCTACTTGTTGTTCTCTTACCTGACCATACTGTAAGTCAAGGTCAAACTTTTTTCTGTCCGTAGTCTTAGGTGTTAGTTTGCTCATGGTTAATCTCCTTTATCAATGCGTCCCAACTGTGTGGAAACAATTCCCAACAGTGTGAGGATAATTTTATCGCTACTTGTTGTACCTCGGCTTGCGATGTCTTGTCAAGCCTTAACTGACATACTCTTGAGAAAGCATACAAGCTACCTGACCAGTACCACTCAGTGTACATATTCTGTGGTAGTACCATACGTGCCATCTCTGGTGCTACACCCTGAACAATCATTTTATCGTAGTTGTTCAAGGCTAACTCTGTGACATCTCCTAGATACAGGTTAGGAAAGTACTGAGACTTAGCTTCCCCATCACTACCCTGCTTTACATTCTCTGGCTTACCTCGCCATGTCTCTGGTTCGTAGAACTCTGGTGGGCTATCTACATACCTACGTGATACTTCATTCCATGACAAGCCTACCTGATGCTTGGCTAACTGCCTTGCAATAAAGATAGGTGCCTTAACACGGAACTGTACAAAGCAATGACTAAAAGGCGACCAGTGATTGTGTTTAGCTAGATACTTAATTAGCTTAATGTCCTTGTTGTCAAGCGTTGAAGATGTCTTATCAAAGGACACCCTCGCTGCATTGACTACGGTAAGGTCAGTACCCATGCTGTCAATTAAATCAACCTTCATCTGTTTCTTTCTCACTCTCTACAGATAGAATTAGTTCATCAGTAAAACCTTTCTTTGCCATTACTAACTGGTCAAGTTTGACTCTAGCTTCGTTAATACTAAATGTTAGATTTTTTATCTGCTGTACCTTGTACTGTTCTTGTGGTTCTAATTCAACATAGTCGTATTCTTTACCATTTACTGTTACTATATTTAGTTCATCCGTCATTTATCCATCCTTTCTTTTAAATCTGTGTCTGAAGAACACTACTATATTTAGTGCTGTGTTTGTAGTGATGGCAATAAGTATCCACCATTGCCACCACAGTAAGTCTAATCCACTACACTCTATCATTAAGCGGCAGTCAAGTCAACAACTTCGCAAACCCCCGCAGTACAAGCTAACTCACGCCCACCTGACGTAGTGTCTTCCTTCTCAAAGTCACTCAGCTTGTTCCAGTTCACTGCCTTTGGCATCGTAGCAAGCATATCTTCATACTCATCCTTAGAGCAATCCTGATACGGTGCTTGTGCGTATGTGTGGTCACTGAATGGTAGGAAGCTAATACCGGATACTTCATCGAAGTGTTCATACACCCATGACCCTACTGACATCCACTCATTCTCCTTGACAGAGATAGTGACTGACGGTTTGTGTTCACACCAGTGACGCTGGTACAGTAGCCACAAGTCAAGCTGTTCAATGGCAGTCATCTCAGTACGTGTTACCGCAGCATTAGGTGACTTCATTGGGAAGCTAAACACTGTAGTACTATCAGGCTTCATTACGTCAGGCTCTGCTGGGATACCTTCACTAATTAAGAACTGTGTAAGTGGGTCTTTGTTATCGCCACGAACAGTACGAATGTAGTGTGGGTTATGTCTAGCATGGATGCCTGATGCACTGTCAACTAATTGACTAACAGTACCGGAAGGCTTGACACAAGTAATTGCTGTAGACTGTGGGATACCTAGCTTCTTAGCCATACCCTTGTTAGTCTGTACAGCTACATCCCGTAGCAATTCTAGTGTAGCACTAATGTTCATGCCTAGTGTAGCACTGTTGCCTGACAGCATTGCATTGTCCATGATNCCTGTTAGTGANACACCCANCAANCNTTCTTCCTCTGTGTTCTTCTGCCATATCTTACGCAGGTATTTGAAGTCTGTCAGAGTAGACTGGAATGTACCCAAGATTGTAGCCAATCCTACCTTAGTAGCTAGTGACTGTTCTGTATCACCTGCACGTGCTACTACCTCTGACAAGTTACAGAACTGGTAAGGACGTAAGATGATTTCACTACAAGGGTTACAACCGAAGTCATGTTCCACATCACGTCTACCATTCTTAGCCGCTTGCTTTTTAGCAGACTCACGGTTGAAGATGCCACGCTCACCAGACTTACTCTCGTATAGTGACACCCATTCACGCATGAATGTACCCATCTCAGGCTTAGTCTTGTACGCTACAGAGTTGTTAGCTAACGCGCGTTGACCTTCATTCTCCCACCACATACCTGACTTAGCATGTGCCATCTGGTCATCATTAAGATTAGACAAGCTGATGAGTGCTGAACGGCGTACACCACCGACAACTACAACTTCACCAATCTTACACATAATGTCGTGACACTCAATAGGATATAGCCTACGTCCTGCCGCACCCTTAAACTTCTGTATGACAAACTGGAACAACTCTTCTAATGGTGCTGGGCCAGAGGCACGTCCACCAAATGTCTTCAGTCGTTCACCAGCAGGGCGTACAGCAGACACATCCCACTTAGGTATCTGACCTGCATACAACAGTGAGATTAACTCACGTAATGAGCCAGCCCATCCGGGTCTGCTATCACCTACCTTGATTACTGTATCTGTATTATGCATTGCTTCATTGACGATAGGTAGCTTCTCAATGCTATGACGCTCAACACTGAAGCCAACGCCAGTGCCACACATTAAAATGTACATAGTCTCATCAAATGCACGTGGTGTGTCTACTGCTAAGTAGGAACAGTTGAATGCTCCTACGTGGCAACGGTCTAGTGCAGGGCCAGATGTCATCAAAGCTCTCATGCTAGGCATGATGTCTTGGTTCAGTACCGCTTCCTCTAGTTCGTTACGTAACTTAGTGTCTAGCTTATAGCTGTGATTTTTCTTAAGGTGCGTAGTCATATAATCAAAGTATCGTGTTACTGTCTCACCCCACGTCTCACGTCTTTCTTCTTCTTCTTTCCATCGTGCATAGCGAGACAACGCTATGAAGTTCTGGTAGTCTGTTGGTAAATGGTTACTTAACATATCTCTCACTCCTGTGTTGTTTTAATAGATTTAATTTCAGCACCGTCAACATCATAGAAGTACTCTCGTATAGCATCTTCTATCTCTATGTCAACATTACCATCTGCTGGTACAGGGTACTCCTCTGGGTCAATACTTAGTGTCAGGAAAACTTTAACTCTGGTCATTGTATAAACCCTCTACCTCTTTTGTTAGAGCATCTAAGTACCACATAGCTTTCTCTAGGTCTTGTGTACCATTCTTGTAACGGTAACGCCATAAGTATTTCATTACATTGCCTTGCAGATAGAACTCAAAGCCCTCACCAAGGGCGGCACGAAGGGCATCAATACATTCTATACCAGATGCGTTGTAGTGTGGTGGGCTATTAACCATGTCCACATTACCATATGCTTCCTTACCTGCCCGTTCAATTGCGTCCTCTTGCATTGACATCTGTTTCATATACTCTTCATGTCTTAGCTGGTTCATCATGCACTCCCTTTCGTCCTTGTATTAAAGTCAATCTGTATTACATTATCTTCCTCTCCTATTATTCTAGATTTTTCTTCTAGCTCTACTTCGTAATCCCCATCTAAACTTTTTAGTGACATAACATAATCATGTACAAGGTCTCTAAACTTCTCATTGTATTCCATAACAGGTATTGTACTAGCTAACATTTTGCAGAAGTGCATTACTTGAGAATAGTCATCATCCATCAATGTGTTTTCAGGCTGTGTTATAATAGCTACATCAATATCGCCTGTCCACTCATTATCAGTATCAGTTTCGGGTCTTATACGTATTATAAAGTCACTATCTTCAATTTTAGTATGGTCTTTTTTCGCCATGTTACCTTCTCCTTTTTACCTTGGTCCCACTGAACTTGATAAAGTTAGGGTGACTATTAATACCTTTCTCTCTTAGCCAATCTTCTGGGATGATGCGGTCATAGTATAAGAAGTTATACTTGATGCACCACTCAGCGTATGTAGACTTAGCACCTTTGCGTAGCTTACGTCTACTGTTTTCAAAGACAAACCTAATGTCTAAGTCAGGATGTTGCTTCTGTACTGCCAGATGTTTACGTCTATCTGCCGCAGTGAACATCCCCTTACTCTCAATTATTATGCCATTAGGTAGAACAAAGTCTGGTGTATAGGTACGGTAGGCTAGGTCTTCCCATTCTATCTTAACAGATTCATAACCAAAGTCAATGTCTCTTTCTTTAAGATAGTCAGATAACTTAACCTCTAAGCCTGACCGATACCCATACTTACGTGCCGCTTTAAATCTGTTTCCATTAGGCGGCATTGTATTTATCATCCAACTCTACATAGTTCATAGTCTTAGGAGACTTTGCTTGTGACATAACTGCAGGTAGTTCCTGTAGTGTAGGCCAGCAATCAAAGCGGTAAGAACAGAAGCCACAGTGTACACTTAGTACTTTATTTCCTGTTGCCTTACCACGAAAGGTTTCTATCTCAGGTTCGTGACACCGCTTGAACTCATTCTTCTCTACGGTATTATGCACTTCCTGTATCTTAGCAACCTCTGCATCCACATCTAGTCCGGTAGCGGGTACATACTTGAAATCACCATTAGCTTTGTTCACTACCCACCAGCCACCAGCTTTTTTACCAGCGGCTTTTGCATAACCTGCAAGCTGCGCAATATAGCCGAAGCTATCACCACTTGCTAGTGTATCATACGACTCAAACTTGTTAGTATAGGACCAATTAGACGCTGATTTAACATCATCAACAGCACCATCAATAACGATGTCATATGTTCCATTAACGGATACGTCATTATCCAGTTCCAAAGTAACATGTTCCGGCTCTTCATATTTAACTCCCGCTTCTTTAAGTAAGCCCTTGAATACAGCCTCGACTATATCACCAAGCATCATGTTCATAATGAATGTTGTCGGCATAGGAAGAGCGACTTCCGGCTTGTTCTTCTCATACCATAGCTGACAGGTAGACCTGCCAACATTAGACATGCGAAGCCGGAAGTCTCCACGCTTCTTCCCACTACCGAACTGGCGAGACAGTGCATCTTCAATGTCTGCAGATACCTGTTTAATGGTACTGTCAGCCATAGTGGACTTGCCTTTAACAGCATTGTCCATGTACTGATGTAACGCCAGTTCAGCGGGGTGTTTCATTAAGCTACCTCTTCTTCCAATTCAATGTCAACAACACCGCTGACATCTATCTCATCAAGGGCATAATCATTCTTACTAACAGCCTTCTCTGCATATGTGTTGATAATGTATTCATTGTAGTTCTGTACCCATGACATGAAGTCAGCAAACCTATCTTGGTCTATTTGAGTTAGCTCAATGGTGTTTGTTACGTCAAGAGACACTGTTGGTAAGTAGAAGCTATTACCGTTAGGTAACTTCTGCTCATCTGTGTTCAATGTAACATTGTGCTGAACAGGTAAACGCTTCATCTTACCTAGCTTAGTAAAGATGCCACCGACAGTCTTGAAAGCATCACGGTTCTCTACTTCCCAGATGATTGGTGTAACGTCAACCTCTACTGCCTTACCATTGGCATCCGTTGGGTTAACTAATTCTACTGTACCAAGTATAACCCGTACTCGTTTAATAGATTTAATTAAGTCCTTTGTTGCCTCTGGCAAAGACTTGTAGTCTTCAATCCAACCGGATGGTTTACCGCAGTTGTAGCCACCATCGTTATCCTTCAAGTCAATGTTAAGGGTATCAGCCATAACTGTCTTGACGTAACGATTAGGTGTACCAGCATTGCCCATTACAAACTTCTTGTACATGAAGCGTTGCATGAATGGACGGATGATGGCTGACTCAGCGTAGTAAGTTGGCCCGTCTGGAATCTCTAGCTTGTATGTACCACCGGGTACTACTTCCATGTTTACCTTCTTGCCATTTACATCTGCCATGCCCATGATAGCTGAGTGGTTGATGCGGAACCGTGCAAGAAACATGCCCTGCTTCTTAGTAGTAGAGGCTTCAGTTGCCATGCCCATAGCCTTTGCCATCTCAGCATAGTTATTAGTGTCGATTGTCGTTAGTTCTGTCATAAGAAATCTCCTTATCTAGTTTGAAAGTTTGTTAGTTATATCAGATTGCATCCTTAGTGTCAAGCCAATTATCACCTATTTTGGATTCCAACAATAGTGGTACGTTGAATGTGATGCCCCATCTAGTGGTAATCAAAGCAGGTAACTCTTCGTTTGTACGCTTGATGATGTCGAGTACCTGTCTCTCCTCATCGGGATGAACGTCAATAACAATACTATCATGTACACTATTTACTACACAAGACTGCATACTGTCAAGTAATTTATCAATGTGTAGTAGGCATAGTGGTACAATATCTGCGGTTGCAAATGATTGTACAGGGTAGTTCTTTATTTGTGTAAAGAATGTAACTGTACCGTTGCGTCTTCTTGCCACATCTGGGAAGGCAAACTCCCTGCCTGTGGGTGTTGTAATCTTGTGTGTATTTACAGCTTCCGTAGCCAATCGGGAATGCCATGACTTAACCCCTTGGTACTTCTCTGTGAAGTGTTGATAGTACGCTGCTTCCGCTGGTGTTCTACCATATCCTGTTGCGCCGTAGAGTGGAGCAAACGTATGCGCTTTCGCATCCTGTCTGCTCGTAGGCTGACCAGCATCACTAATAACTTTAGCGGTGTATGAGTGTACATCAAATCCAGTAGATACTTCTTCAATTGCTACTCCATCTTGTGAAAGGAAGGCGGCTGTACGAAACTCAAG